TTGGAAATTGCTCACCAACGCGCGCCCCGATTTGCCCAAGTTTCTTAGCGGGCTAGTAGAATCCTTTGGTTCGCTGAATGGCAACAAAGATGACAACTCAGCTAGACGGTTGCGCCAATATTGCTTGAACGGTTCCCAGGCTCGATCAATGCCTGATTTCACACCGTTGATAATGGCTTCTCCCGCCGCGCCCCAGTCAATTGAACTAAATAGCGTCTTGAGACTATTTAATTGATTGGTCACAACTGTAACTAGAGTGTCCCAAAGACGTGTAACAATACCTTCGATGGTCAGTGCAGCCCCGTCCCAATCGCCCGTTATCAACTGCAACGCCAACGTAATGAGATCGGCTATCGTTCGCATGGTTGTATCAATGATTGTCCAGGCGGTATCAAACGTGTTGCCGACAATCGTCATAATATCGTCGCCAAACAACGCCCAGAAACCTTGAATAGCACTCAAGACATTCTGAAACAGCGTTTGAATCATAGGCAGATTGGTATCTAGCCATTCTTGCCAGTATTGGAGCGGAGCGGAAACGTCTGTGTCTAAACTGCCCTTGAATGTCGCAAACCAACCTTGAAGCACGCCAAACATATTGCCAAACTGAGCCATCACAGGCACAACGCGTTCTCGGATAAATGTCGCAAGTGGTGGCAAGACAGTCTGCACTAAATTATTGAGCATTGAAGTAAAGCCCAACATAACAGGTAATAGGGCTTCGCCTACAGTTGCTTTAAGGTTTGCCATTTGCGCGTCCAAAATGCGCTGTTGGTTGGCTAACCCTCCTGATGTGCGCGCGAAGTCGCCCGCTGCGGCTCCGGCGTCTTCCATCATGATCGCTTGAACGGCTAAGGCTTTTTCGAGGTTGGTTAACTCTTTGGCAGAAGTCTTGCCGGTCATCTCCATTGCTTTGAGTTCAACGGAAGCAGCATTGATAGTGGGAATAAACCGCTGTACAGCGTCATACTCGCCACGGAATGCCGCGCTCATGGTGTCTAGCACTTCATTTGTGCCGCCCGCGGCATTGTGGAAACTAGCCAAATCTGCGGCTAGTTGCACCATGTCTTGACTTACATCACCCGCTTGCTCGGTTCCCGCGCCAAGCTGCATGAACATATTGCCCAAGCCGCCCGCAGCATCTAGAGCCGCTTGTTTGGATAAGCCAAACGCTGATGCGCTCGTTTCTGACCATGCCAAAATACCCGTTGCACTGTCACCAAACAGGGTGTTGACTTTGCTAATGGTTTCGCCCATGTCGGACGCCGCGGTAACACTGTCACCCACAAATGCAATAGTGGATTGTGCCACGCCCGCAACCATGTTGACCGCGGCCATGCCAACGCCCATCATTGCGCCCTGAGCCATACTGCCTAAACTGCTCGAAAAGGATTTGGTCTTCTTTTCGGCTCCGTCTAGTTTTTGCTCTAAGTCGCTGGTATCGCCACGCAGATATAACCAGGCATCGCCCAAAGTCCAACTCATAACGCGCCTCGAATCCCAAAGCCCATTGTAGACAGTTCGGTTAGACTCATCGGGCCACTATCTTTTTCTTTAGCTTTGAGTGCTTCCGCAACCACGCTGATTGTCACTTTCGCTTCAAATTTCTTGCGCTCGATGTACGCGCCCATCAGCCCCGTTAGTTGCTCATCAGTAAGGCTCACAGCCGCAGCCAACGATAAGCCCCACTGACTCATAGCTAACTCAATTACGTGCCAATCGTCTTGAGGCCAATCTTGCGGTTCAGTTGGTTGACCACCCCGAAAAAATCCGCGAGCTTTACAACCTCTTGAAATGCGCTGAAGATTTGTTTATCTGTGGCGTGAGCCTCGATGTATTCCCGCTCCGCTTCTAGTTCCGGCGAATAGGCAACAACTAGATCGAAAATGATATCAATACCATCAATAAACAGGTCTTCCGCGATTGGTATCAATTGCAGCAAATCTGCGGGTGTTTCAAACCGCAGATCGCCCAACCCGCCAACCTGTTCAAATAACGGCTTGATTTCATCTAACAGGCGTTTCTTCCACGGCTTTGAGCGGAGAAATCCCGCCTGTTGAATGGTGTATTCCCGTTCCCCAAGTTTGACTACTGTTGACTCAATCTCAATCATGTTAGGTTGCCGTGGCTGCTGCTGTTACCACCTGATAGACGCCCAAATCTTCGCCCGCTGTTTGACTGTCATCGCCAATGATGCTGATTTCAAAACCAACTGCGGTTTCTTTGGTTTTGGCATAGGCGATTTCGCCCGTCATGCGAATGAAACCCTTGTGCAGAAACCAACGCACAGGCTGATTCGCATTGGCGGAATCAACGCGCAACGCCTCGATACCCCATTTGTACAGCGTTACATCGGACTGTGAGCCGAACGGAATCTCAGTGTAGCCCTTTTGCCCGCCGCCCGTGGCCGCGGTTGTCTCCGCTGTGCCTTGCAGCAATACAGCCAAGTTTGCTATGCTGTGATCCAGCAAAGAACCTTTTACAGTTCCTTCGCGCCGCGTGCGCGTTACCGCCCGCGCTGTGGTTGTGCGCTCAGAATAGACTTTGTAAACTTCCTCAGCCAAACTTAAGGCAATCGGACTTCCCTCTGGAAAGTCGCCCATATCTACCCACGAACCGCCCCACGCTGTACCGTAACCCACGGTTGATTCATCGGGGTTTGCGGTCGCCACTGGCGCGCGATACAATTTCCCCGGCCCTAAAAGTACGTCACCCATTTCAATCTCCTGTAGTCGTTAAAATCACATCAACAATAACCCGATAAACCAACGCCGCATCATCGTAATCGTCTATTTCTCCCGCTACCCGCCCATAGTTAACGCCGGGTGTTTGGTCTAAATCATGCCAGTCTTCAAATGCCGCTTTCACTTGCGCCGCTAGGCTGTGAGCCTCAGAATAGCCCCCGCCATCTGCGCGATGCTTGGCCCAACAATTGATTTGCCATCGCGAATCACGCAGTATTGAAGTACCCTTTTGCTCAGTGTTTGAAATCTTCTGATACGTTATCGCTGGCAACGTTGGATTGTTGCCCTGCAATAACATCGGATACGTGCGCGTACTGGCAATCGCTGTGATTCCGCTATAAGTTGTGAGCCGCCTATAGACCAACGCTTCAATGCTCATCTTTTGGCTTTCTTCAACTTCTTATCTAAAGCCCTAGTTAACCCAACTGTGATAACGTCGCCAACCTGTTGTTTCAGCCCGTCAATTGCGGGTCTGAGGTATGGCTTTGCTGCCATCTTCTTTGTGCCAAATTCAACCAAGTGACTATGAGGAGCCGCAAACGCAACCACCGCGCCAAACGGTTGGTCAGGTTTTCTTTCTTTTTTATGCCCGCGCCGCTTGATGTAGGTTGACTTGCTGTTAGTCGAAACATAGCCGCTGCGCTCTAGGCGTCCCGTAAATCGCAGCGGCGCAACCTTCGCCTTTGCTGCGTCAAGAACAATGGTTCCGGCTTCAAACATGGCATCATCGCCCCCGTCTTTTAGGGCTTCGAGTAGGGCTTTGCCGTTCCATTCAATTTTTCCAGCCGGAACGTTCGCCATTAAAATTGTTCCTCGCTGCACATCAATATGAGGTCTGCTTTGCGCCCGTCGGGGTCAACTACGTTTTCAACGTATAGATAGCGGGACGTGCGCCATTGCAAACGCATCTTGACCGTTACATCGGTGCGATAACGCAACCTAACTGTGTGACTAACGTTCGCCATGATTTGCTCACCGCCGCTGATGAACCGTTCGCCACCTGCGCGTGAGCCTACACTAGCCCAAACCGTTGGGTTCGTTGCCAGGTTCGCCCATGTTGCAATGGGTTCACCATAGGCATCTTGGCTCACAGTCGCAGCCTGTATGGTCACGCGCTCGCGCAATGTGCCGCTTCGCATTAGTTAAAAATCCTATCGGTTTGCAACAGCCATTCAACCGCCATAGGTACTTGCACCATGCCGATTCCCTGTTGCACCGCTACGCTTTCACGGTTCTCATACAAGTGACCAATCAACAGCAACATGGCTTGTTTGTATTGGTCTGGAACAGCCGCCGCATTGCCATAGCCCGCGGTATAGATAATCTCCACGCCGTTAATGTCGCGAAGCGTTGTGCTAGGCCAGTCCGCGCCACTAACTAGGGCTACGCGCCCAGGTTCGCTATTCGTATCAACGTAATAGTTTGCGCTGCTGTATGTTGCCGCCGCGCTTCCGGCATCATCGTAATATTTGATACTGCTAATGCTTGCTAGTGGCGGATATGGCAGTTCAAACACGCTGCTAGGCCATCGGTCAAGCATTGCAGTATACGTGCGCGTGACAAATGCGCGCCCGCTAATCGCTTCACACTGATTGCGCGCCACCTCGATAAGTCGGGTGAAAATGGCGTCTTCAGTAGAGTGGTCAACACG